CCCGGTTGTGCCTCAGCGGGTGCGTGCCCGCGCGGAAAGCACACGCGCATGCCGTTGCCTAACCTGGTGGGGCTGCATAACTGCCTATGCGGTAAGGGGTGGCCATGCCCGGATGCGGTCGAGCCGGACAGCGACTATGCGAACTGCGTGGCCGACCATGCGGAGCGCAATGCCATTCGGCACACTCCGCCGGGTGAGCTAGTCGGCGCAACCCTGTACGTCACGCGCGAGCCGTGCCCGGGGTGCTGGACGCTGATTCGGGCGTGCGGGATTCAGCGGGTTGTGACACCCATCACAGAGTACGAGCGTCCATGAGGAACACCCCCGGTACCCGCCGGGGGTGTTTTTATGCCCTCTGACCTGCGATTATCACTCTCCGAAATGCCGGCGGCAACGCTCTGTAATGTGACGCGCACCACACTGAGGACCTCCCAAATTTGGGAGGTGGTGTGTATGGTGGCCACATCGTTTTGAACCGAGGGAGGGGCGGAAATGATCCGTCATCAGGAAAACGTCAAGTGGGCCGACGACGTCCGGGCCGTCAAGGACGGCGACACGTACATATTTGAGATCGACATCACCACCATGGGCGGGATCGGCAAGACCCTCAAGATCCGTCACACCGACGTCGTCCAACTGTTCTCCCTCATCGCCGGTAGCGTCCAGAACATCCCCCAAGAGGAGCGGGACGCGAGTTTCAAGGCGTGCATGCAGCGCAAGATCGAGGCACGCAAGGCCATCTCGTCTTGATCTTGTGATATGGTTCTCTCGTAACAACAACTCCAGAGAGGCGCCAAATGAGCGAGCACGACGAACTTGCGGCACTGACTCAGCGCGTGGATGCGGTCGACCGTAAGGTTGGCCACATAGAGGCGGTAAACGCGATGAACACAGCACAGGTTCTCACCTCACTCGATTCGTTCCGGACGGCCGTACATGCTCAGCTCACTGATCTGAGGACGGACGTAAAGGAACTTAAGACCGGTCAAGCTCAGATCATCGCGATGTTGAGCCAACTGATCGGGAAGGACGCCAGCAAGTAACCAGGGAACCCCTCGCTACGGCGGGGGGTTTCTTGCGTGTCACCTCCCAAATTTGGGAGGTGGGTTGTATGGGGGCGCGGCACCGTGCTTTACTGGTGGCACACCAAACGAACGGAGCAAGACAGTGAACGCACGGCCCAAGACCAAGGCAGCGAGGAACATCAAGGCGGGGGAGTGGCTGGAGTTCGGCGGGCTCGCCTACCTCGCGGGGAGGCCGAGCGCAGACGAGGAAACAGTCTGGATCCCTCTCGGGTACGGGGGCGTGGAACTCCGGCCCAACGCGCGAGTGAAGATGCACTACGAGGACTGACAGAGAACCCCCGGGAAACCGGGGGTTTTTTGCTGCCTGGAGCACCTCCCAAATTTGGGAGGTGGGTTGCGCGGGGGAGTGGCAGCGTGCTTAGATCTGCACATCGGCCGGAACACCGGCCCTCACCAAGGGAGTCACCATGAACGCCGCGACCGTCACCTACGTCACCGCGACCGCCGTTGTCTCTGCCAACCGGGGTGCCTTTACCGTCCGGGACCTCAGCGCGCAGATCACCCGCCGATCGCTCAAGTCGGGCGCCGTCCGTGTCCGTATCACCCTCTCTGAGTTCCGCTCGGCCAAGGTAACCGTCACGGCGACTGAGTTCCGTGACCTCCCGCGCGCTGAGGCTGACGCGCTGTTCGACGCACAGATAGAGAAGTGGAAGACTGCGGCCCTCTGAGAGCCTTGCAGGGTCGGGGTGGGTACACGGTCCACCCCGGGCCCGTTTGGCGCTCAGAACGGCAAGGAGAGGCTTTTGAACGAGGAACTCAGACCCGGTGTCCGCGTGCACAACTGGGAGTACGACTACAACGGCAAGCCCGTGCGCAAGATCGGCCCCGGGCGCTGGCTTGTTGAGACCGATCGAGGGGTGCCGGTCGAGGCGGATGAGCACCACCTTGAGGTGATCGAGGGGGAGTGAGCTAAGCCACACGGGAATCACCTACCAAATTTGGGAGGTGGCTTGCGTGTGGCTACGCCATGCCCTAACGTCTTCCTTGTCAGCAAGGAACGCAGCAAGGGGAGCGGCAATGAACATCACGGCAACCGAGACAAACGGCAAGCACTCCGCGCGGGTGAGCGCCGGTGACGCCGTGCTGTTCGTCACTCCCGCTTACTACACTGCGGAGATGGCAACCAGCGCCGCGCGGTGCTGGGTTGCATTCCACGGAGAGGCCACGAAGATGCCCACCTACACGATCGCGTACGACCCTATCGACGCTGCGGGAGGTCGCCGGGCCATCGGTCGCTCGACCAACGGAAAGCTTGTCGTAACGGAGTACGCCACGAAGGAGGATGCTTGGAAGGCTGTACAGCAGACGTCCTACAACGAGCCCGTGACCGTCCTTGAGGACGGCGAGCCGGTCGCCTCGTTCTACTGGCTGTGGGCCGGTGAGGAGCAGGTGCCGGGCAAGCGGAACATGGTTCGGCGAGTCTCGAACCTGTGCAAGTGGACGAGGGCCGGATGGACGCCGACCGGAGTGCAGGCGGTAGGCACCGGGAAGTTCAGGTTCGTACGGGTGGCCTAGGGGTCACGAGGGGCACCTCCCAAATTTGGGAGGTGCTCTTTTTTGCATTTAAGCTACCGCTCAGTAACAAACACGGTTCGGCAATGCCGAATGTCGATCAGCCGACAGGAACTTTGCTGAAAACTTTATAAACGGCGTTGCTAATGCTCTGACCTGCACATACGCCCGCTCGCACCTGTGTGAAGGCTGTGTGAACGTCGGTAACGGACTCATGTACTCCGCTTACTGTTGCTTTACCCACCGTGGGTTTGATCTGAAAGGTAGGGGCGTCCCCATGCGCACTCTGCTGAAAGCCGGAATTCGCGTTCCGGCATACGTGCCAACCATCGGCCTCCACGTGCAAGTTTCGTCGCCGATGACAGTCACCAACAACTGGCACTGGATGCCTCTCGATGGGTGTGCGCCGCATGCCGTCGAGGTGGTCCACACCCGCCACGAGCTAGAACGTGTCCTGCTGTCGTACGGCCCGTGGGTCGCAACGATGCTCGTACGCGCGTCCTCGTCCCCCCGGTTTCGCATCATGGCCCGTGGTCTGTTCACGGGTCGCCTGCTCGGGCAGTACGCATGGACATGGAACCCCTTGCACGGCCAGTACGAGGCCGAGCCCGAACCCTGGATCGTCTGGAGTAAGTCATCGAGTACCAACCCGTCCGCGCCCACGTTCCCGGGCTACACGCTGAGCGGCCTCAGTCGGTATGCGCGCGCCGTCCTCGGCGAGCAGACACAGGGACTCCCACGCTTGGGTATCGAACTGCGGAGCGCCGTCCGCCCGCTGGACGCGATTCCGGAGCAGATACCGCACGTCCGAGACAAGGAGGATGTGCCGCACGAGGACGCGTTGCCTGATCTGTACGGACTCCCGTCGGGCGAGGTGGCATAGGCCCCGCCGAGGGGCTACAGGGGCCCTCAGGGGCTCCGCGAGGGGTGTTGGGGGAGTGGAACCCGTAGAGGCCGCTACGGGGCCACAGAGGGGCGCACAGGGCCCGTTGGGCGCCCGGTAGGCTCGCCGTATGGATGACGAGATGGACGTAATCAGCCCGCCCAAGATCAAGACTTTCAGCGACACGGCGGAGTTGCTGGCCAAATTGGAGGGCCGGGCGGCGATGTGGGAGCGCGTAGCGCGGGAGAACAAGGAACGCGCCGAGGAATTCGAACGCGCCGCCCGAGAGATCAGGGACGGCGCATCAACCGTGGTTGTAGGGCGTACAACCTACGTGTTGGGGGAGTAGCCTGATTCAACTAGTCCGGTAACGGACCGGACCTGACGTCGAGTTAGGACAACCGAAAATGCCAGTCAGCGGACAGCGTGAAAGCGCTGAGAATGTCGCTGCATCCGAGCTCACCGGCCCGGAGCAAGTGACATTTGATCAAGGTCGGTGGGCTTTTTGCGTGCTCGGGGCAGGTGCCGCATGAGCGAATTCCTGGTCATCAAACTCCCCGATGTCGGCGCCCTAGTGCTCGACACAGCGACCGGAAAGACCGGCCGGTTCATGGGGGAGTGGTGCGGGCAAGCCATGCTCCGCCCCGATGGCGGTGGCCAAGAATGGTCGGCGCTCCCCGGGCAGATCATCCCGGTCGGGGAGGCAGCGTGAACGCCGGACCCACCATGCCGAACGAGGGATACACAGCGGCATGGGCGGCGTACATCGAGCACGTCAAGCCCTTGCAAGAGGGTGCCGCGCCGTGTCACATCTGCGTCCGCGCCGCCGGGCCTAACGAGGGTTGCAGTCTGGGCCGAGGGCTCTATGGCGCCTACCGGCTCGCGAGGATCGGCAAGCCCATAACAGCAGGTTGAACAGAAGGGAGCCCCGGGGTGCCCCATGACACCCCGGGGCTTGCAGCACACCGTAAGCCCCGATCGGGATCCCCGCCCGTCGGGGCTTTCTGCTGCCCGCCGACAACTACCCCCTTGCATCATGGTTTCTTCGAAATCCGTGAAGAAAACGGGTAGTCTCCCTACAGCACGTCTGACCAGGGGAGGAACCATGCAACGCGCCGACTACCAGGGGCTCAAGGCACTTGGCTTCGAGGATGAGGAGCTAGCCGCGCTCGGCCTGCTCGCGGTGGCTACGGCGCCACCCGAACGGCTGGTAGAAGCGTACTTGCGCCGCAGCAAGAAGCGCGAGGATCTTGCCACCATGCGGCAGCACCTCCGCGACATCTGCCGCCATCGCTGGCCGGACGGCTACCAGATCCGACACGTCTGGTTTGAGCAACTGTCGGCGTCCAAGCTCTACGTCCGGCGCCCAGAGTTCGAGAAAGCCACCCAAGCCGTTTTCGATGGCAAGTCCAAGACCCTCGCGTTCTGGAAGACCGACCGGTTCGACCGGCGAGGCATGGGTGCGGTGGGCCGCATGCTCGACGAGTTCGACCGTCGGCGCGCTGGCCTCGTGAGCGTCACTGAGGGGCTCGACAGTCGGCAACAAGGCGCCCGAATCGTCTTTGCCATCCTCAGCGAACGGGCGCGCGAGGAAGCCAAAGACATCGCCCTCCGCGTGAACACCGGCCTAGCCGCACACCGGCATGAGGGACGGCGCGGGACTGGACTGCCGCCGTTCGGGCTGGCAAGCCCTAGGCTCGCCGACGGAAAGGCAAGCGGACTGGTCGCCCACCATCCCACCGAATACCAGAGTGCCCGCCGACTCGCCGATTTGCTGCTTGGCAAATGGGTCAACGAGGAAGGCAAGCCGGGCGAGAAACTCTCGGGGAATTCCGCCGCAAAGCAGATGAACGCCGAGGGACACCGACTGCGCACCGGCGCGCTATTCACCGCATCCTCGGTAAGCCGAATTGTGCAGAGCCCTCTATGGGGCGGAATGGTGCCGTTGACCGAAAGAGTTCAGGACGAACATGGGAACCCAACAGGTAAATGGAAGTCCACCCATGAGCCTCTGCTCGACGCAAAAGGCAACGCAGTCCAGTGCGGAGAGGGAGTAGTCACCCCCGGGGAGTGGTACGCGATCAAAGCAGGTTTCGCCGAACGCACCTCCGAGGGCGACGCGCACAGCGGATCAATGCGCGGACGGCGCGCGGCTGAATACCTGCTCACCAGCATTGTGAAATGCCGTCTCTGCAACGGGTGGATGCGCCACCATCGCGGCTACTACCGGTGCGCCACATGGGCCAGCAAGGGACCGGCGTTTTGCAAGGGGACCACTACCCTCGGCCCCCGGCTTGAGTTCGCCGTCTGCGAAGCGTGGGTGCGACACGTCACGGCGCTAGAGCCCGACGACGTCGTCCTACACGACATCGCACGCCGCTGGCTGGCCTACGCGGACCCTGAAACGCAGGTCGAGCGGGAACATGCCCGTGCGGCGCTGAAAGCAGCTCAGGAACGCGTACAGAAGTTGGAGGATGACTACTACATCCACGGGAAGATGACCGAGGAGCGATACGAGGAACTCAGCGAACGGCAGCGCGCCACCATCGACACGATGAACGCCAAGATTGAGGCGCTGAGCGAGGGTGGCAACCTGGGGGCCCTCATGGACGGCGAGCTACTACGGGAGGCGTTCAGCGGCGAGCACACGTCCCTGAGCGATCGGCGCATGTTGCTGCGGAGTGCGCTCAAGGCTGTGTACGTGGCACCCGCCAAAGGTCGAGGTGATCGGACACCCATTGAGCAGCGCGTTGACTATGACTGGGTGACCACGGGCGAGCGCGTCTAGCCAGTAACCAAGTGATTACACAACGCTACTGAGCATCTGATGTGACCTGTACCACATAAAGACCCCCGATCGGAGCAATCCGGCCGGGGGTTTTTGCGTTTCCGTTACATTCGGCATGACGAGGGCCGCTCCGTGGCGTTCAGCGCGGTGCGTCTGACCTGCGATTGATGATGGAATGACGATTCTAGATGTGTTTTCACATTCCCTATAGAGAGTCTTAAGGGAAACAGAAAACGAGGTCCGTTTCGGAATACCATCATGCGCCCCGCTGGCCGAGGGATAGAGCCTCCCTCTCTAATGGTCAGTGAGGGGCGGGAATCCCGCGCAAACATAAGCGGCGGTCTGAGGCCCCTTCCCTCACCCCGCATCGCTCCCAAGCGGCTATCTCTCCGGCCCATGGTTCTGAGCGATGCGGGACAAGGGTACCTAGCTCAATCGGTAGAGCGTCCGGGTGAAATCCGGAAGGTTGGCGGTTCAACTCCGTCGGTCCCCACCGTGGCCCCCAAGCTCGATGGCGAGCAACCCCGTAGAGCGGGGGAGGATGGTTCGACTCCATACGGGGCTCCTGGTCACTTAGCCCAACGGTAGAGGCAACGGTCTTAGGCACCGTTCAGTGATGGGTTCGAATCCCTCAGTGACTACTTAGCACCTCCCAAATTTGGGAGGTCAGTTCCACATGTGCAACGCTCGCTTGAGGCGCGCCGGATCGTGGCCGAGGATTCCTAGCCCACGGTTGCAGCTCTTGCAAATCCAGCCGAGGAGCGTTTCCCCGTTCCCGGTATACGGGCTCAACACCTCCCCTTCCTTGCCGCATACTCCGCACGGCTGTTGTCGCAGCGCTAGGAACTCATCGACCGTGACGCCTAGCTTCCGGGCGTGCGCTGCAATCTTCTGGTCACGTCGCCAATGCGGATCCTCGGCGGTGCGCTTAGCGTCGGCATCCCGTTTCTCTGCGGTCCGGCAAGCCCGGCATGTTCGATGCCGTCCGCTGAAATCACTGAGTGGCTTGCCCTTACCGCATACCGGACATTCCTTGGTTTCCATAACCGGGCATTGTACCACTGTCAAGGGGGGTACCCGTGCCTTTCAATATGTGTCCTAGACACAAGCGGCTATACCCCCTCGGTACGGAAGGGTGCCCCCTCTGTGTAGCGGGTGCACCGGGTGCCCGGCGGTATGCCAGCAAGAGCACGCGTACCGCTGGCCGGTATGACTGGGCATGGCGTAAGGCAAGGGCTGAGGCCATCGAGCGTCAGCCTTACTGTTCGTGGTGCGGTCGGACCGATGACCTAACCGGCGACCACATCACGCCGCTGAGTCGAGGTGGGACCAACGAGCCTGGCAACGTCAGGGTGTTGTGTCGCTCATGCAACAGCCGACGAGGTAACCGGTAACGGTATGTCACTGAGTCTGCGAGTCGCATCGACACAGGGTGACACCCTCGGCTCGATGACCTGCTGATCGTCCGAGCCCGCTGAGGCCGGAAGCCCTGAGAGGCTCTGTGAGCGCCTGCCAGCATCGGCCCCTACCTGGGACCCTCGCTCGCTCTGTGAGGCGCTCAGAGGCGCCGTCAGAGGGGTATGGGGGCCATCCTGGGGGGTAGGGGGAGGTCGAAACTTGAACGGCTCCCCTTCTGGCACCCCCGCCTTCCCCTCGGATTAAACGCGCGCAGGTTCGCCCGAACTCGTGGGAAACCTCAAGGTCAGCGATTCGCCGCGCATTTTCGCGCATCTCTGCGCATCTTCCAGCATGAGCACGCACGGAGCACGGAATCTAGTTTCCCCCGGGGGTGAAAATGGCCAGTGGACCACCGCCCAAGCCAACTGCGCTCAAGGCGCTTGCCGGTAACCCTGGTAAGCGAGCCCTCAACGGCGCTGAGCCTCGACCTTCGGCTGATATCCCGGAACCCCCGGTCACTCTCAAGGGTGAGGGTCGCGCTGAGTGGCGCAGGATCGTCCCCGAGCTAGCCCGACTAGGACTTGTGACCAAGGTTGACCGCGCTTACCTCGTCGCCTACTGCTCAGCGTGGGGGATCTTTGAGGCCGCACGCGTTGCCATGGCTGAACATGGGCCACTCGTCAACGGACGTGACGGCAACCTCGTCAAGAATCCCGCCGCGCAGATCATGCGTGACGCTGCGGATTTGATGATCAAGTTTGGCGCTCGTTTCGGCCTCTCGCCGAGCGACCGCACGCGATTGGCTATCAGCCCGACCGACGAGGACGGCGCGGATGCTGACGTGATCAGGCTACTTAGCTAGGGGGACATTTGAGCAACGTCTATCAGGTCTATGTGAACAAGGCCGAGCTAAACCGGAGCGCTGTTATAACGCTCGACAGCAATTCCTACCGTAGTGGTCGGACGGATGCGGCGGTGCATGCACTCGCCGATGCCTTTGAGGCCGACCTCGTCGACATCCCCGACTACTCGACGTTCACGCCGACACGCTCTGTGCAGTACATCACCGATGTCGTAACCGCCGAGGATGTTCCGCGACTGTAGGGAGTGACCTCCCAAATTTGGGAGGTGCTCTCTTGCTACCGGTGTCGCCATACGGGCCGGAAGAGCCCACAGAGGGGTTCTTCCGGTACGACGAAGCAAAGGCCGATCACGCCGTTGCGTTCATCGAGCGGCTGATCGTCCACACCAAGGGACGTCACGCGGGCACCCCGTTCATCCTTGAAGAGTGGCAGAAGGAAGAGATCGTAAAGCCACTGTTCGGCACGATGATGTGGGATGACCAGTACCACGAGCACGTAAGGCAGTACCGAGTTGCATGGTGCGAGATGGCACGCAAGAACGGCAAGTCGGAATTGCTTTCAGCGTTCGCGCTACTCGGCCTCGTCGGCGATTTTGAGGAGTCGGCTGAGGTTTACTCGGTCGCTGCTGACCGTGATCAGGCTGGATTGGTTTACAGCACCGCTAAGCGGATGGTTGAACTATCGCCGATCCTCAGCAAGCGACTAGAGATCATCGACTCGCGCAAGCGAATCATTGATCGCAAGACGAACAGCTTTTATCAGGTCCTCCCTGGGGATGCGGCGGGCGCACTCGGTACGAACCCGTCCATGGTGCTGTTCGACGAGGTGCTAACGCAGAAAGACCGGCATCTGTGGGATGCCATGCGTCAGGGTTTCGGTACCCGTAAACAGCCCATCATGATTGCGGCGACTACGGCCGCTTACCGCACCGCTGCGTTTGCCCTTGAGGAGCACGAGCACGGGCTACGGGTGCGCGATGACCAGAACATGGATGCCGCCCGTTTCGTCTTTGCCCGCAACGTCCCCGACGACTGGGATTGGACGGACGAGGGTCAGCCGCCATCTGCGGAGCATCCAAAGGGGACCGGATGGTATCTCGCTAATCCGGCGCTCGG